CTCGCGTTCCTGAACCGCTCAAAAACGATCAATACTCGTATCGGTGGATTCGGACATCAACACTTGGCCAAGCAGATAACACAAATGTTTCTGCGAAGTTCCGGGAAGGATGGGAGCCAGTTCCAACTAGTGAGCATCCTGAACTACAAGTTATGTCTGATATCGACTCTCGGTTTGAAGGGAATGTTGAAGTAGGCGGACTCTTGTTATGTCGCAATGACAAAGAGAACGTCCAAGCCCGGAACGAACATTTTCGTGACGTGGCGCAACGGCAGATGGAATCAGTGGACAACAACTACCTTCGGGAGAATGATCCACGGATGCCAATGTTAAGGCCAGAGCGCTCAACGAAGGTGTCATTTGGTAGCGGCAACTCCTAGTAAGTTACTACGAAGGGGTGCCGCAGTAAGACATTTAAGGAGATAAATATGTCTGCAACAGCCGCGCCCTTCGGACTCCGTCCGATTGGTCGTCTGGACAATGGATCATTGGAAGTTTTCCGCCAGTATCCCATTGCTTCAGGCTATGCCACGAATATCGCAATGGGCGATATCGTACAGTTGGTTGATGGTGGTACCGCCACTACAATCGAAAAGCAATCTGGAACAGGTGATGACTCAACAGAAATCGATATGGTCGGTATCTTCTTGGGTTGTAAGTACACCGATCCAAGCACAGGGCAATTAACGTTCAGCCAGTTATGGCCAGCAAGCACAGTTGCCTCAGACGCGATGGCTTATGTTGTCGATGATCCAAGTGTGTTGTTTGCGATTCAAGCCGATGCCGCACCAACTAACGTTGGCGACATCTATGGCAAGAACACTCTGTTGGTTCAAACTGCGCCTAACACCACATTCAAGGTGTCTCGCGTTGCTTTGGATATTTCAGAGATCAGCACAGATGCTCAAAACCCTATTCGTATCATCGATTATCTCGGTGGCGATCAGGGCGATGAAAAGGGAACAGACTATCCAATCTTGGTGTGTAAGTTCAACTATCATCAGCATTCATCAACAACCGGCTCAGCGTAAGGAGACTGACTAATGGCTATTACACGCGCCCAGCTCCTCAAGGAGCTATTACCCGGTCTTAACGCATTGTTCGGTCTTGAGTACCAGAAGTACGAAAACGAGCATGCTGAGATCTACGAGACAGAAAATTCAGAGCGTTCTTTTGAAGAAGAAGTAAAACTCTCTGGCTTTGGTGCCGCACCAGTTAAGCCAGAAGGTTCTGCGATTTCTTATGACAGCGCACAAGAATCTTTTGTTGCCCGATATAACCACGAAACAGTTGGAATGGGTTTCTCTGTCACTGAAGAAGCGATGGAAGACAACCTGTATGACGCACTGTCAGCTCGTTACACCAAGGCACTTGCTCGTGCAATGGCGTACACCAAGCAGACCAAGGCGGCATCCCTGCTGAACACTGGTTTTGATACCTTCCAGTCAGGTGACGGCGTGACTTTGTTCAACGCTTCACACCCAACTGTGTCTGGTGGAAACAACTCAAACCGCCCAACAACAGCGTCTGACCTCAACGAGACTTCTCTTGAGCAGGCTGTTATTGACATCGCGGCATACACAGACGAGCGTGGTCTTTTGATTGCGGCACGTCCTCGTAAGTTGATCGTTCCACCTGCATTGATGTTCGTGGCGACTCGTCTCTTAGAGACAGATCTCCGTGTTGGCACTGCTGACAACGACATCAACGCTGTTCGCTCTAATGGGTCAATCCCAGAAGGCTACCGTGTCAATCACTACTTGACTGACAACGATGCTTTCTTCTTGACCACAGACGTGCCAAACGGCATGAAGCACTTCGTGCGGACTGCAATGCAAACGTCTATGGACGGCGATTTCGATACAGGAAACGTTCGTTATAAGGCTCGTGAGCGTTATAGCTTCGGCGTATCCGATCCACTCGGAATCTACGGCTCTCCGGGAGCTGACTAATAGAAAGGGGCCTTCGGGCCCCTTTTCTTTATCCTGACAGAAAAGTGCAAATGCACATTCTGACACTTGCCACGACAGGAGATTCTCATGGCTAATACCACTTTCACTGGAGCGGTTCGCTCCAAGAATGGATTCCAATCTATTTCACAGAATGCGACGACTGGTGCGATCACAGTAGGAACAACCTACAGCGACATTATCACTGGTAGCGTCCAATCACTTTCAGGCGCTGGCGCAGTGAACCTGACAGATCTCATCACAGAAATCACAACAACTGGCGCAGATGCACTGACGCTAGCTAACGGATCGGCAGGACAAGTCAAGATCATCACAATGGTCGTTGATGGGGGTGACGGAACGCTTACTCCAACAACTCTGGCTGGTGGTTCTACTATCACTTTCAATGATGTTGGAGATGGTGTAGTTCTTGTTTACGGCACAGCAGGCTGGGTTGTCGTAGGAAACAACGGCGCGACAATCGCCTAAGGAGTGAGTCATGGCAGTATCTGATGTAATTGCGGTTACCCGCACTGACGATGGAGAAATTTACGGTCAGCGCTCTCGTGTACGTCAGATCGTAGCCACGACTTCCAGCTCAGGAAGTCCCGCTATCGCTGTCAAAGACGGCGGCGCTAGTGGGACAACTCGTCTTAGTATGGCCTTTACAACATCTGATGTAATCACGGTGAATATTCCTGATAACGGTATACTGTTTGAGACAGATGTATATCTTGACTTAACAGCGTGTGACTCAGTGACATTCTTCATTTCATAGGAGAACAACCGTGGCGGGAAAAGAAGTTCGATCTGCCCATACCCACACCTCAGCAACTCTTGTCACCGGGAGATCTCGATTGCAAGGCGTTGTGATTAATACGTCAACAGGCGCTACTGGCAATGTAATCCTGTATGACAACACGGCGGCTTCAGGAACTGTGCTACTAGAAGTTGATGAGAAGGAATCATCAACTGTAGACGTCATTATTCCGAATGATGGAATATTGGCGAAGAAAGGTATCTATGTGGATCTTCCTAGCAACGTAACAATCACGGTGTTTTATCAGCAATGAGCACTCCAGAGCGCGTCAAAAACAAGATGAAGGAGCTTGGTCTCAGTGGCGTCAATAAGCCTAAGAGGACTCCGAGTCACAAGACCAAGTCTCATGTTGTTATGGCCAAGGAAGGCGACAAGTATAAGCTCGTCAGGTTTGGTCAGCAGGGCGTAAAGGGGGCGGGTAAGAGTCCTAAGTCCGCTAAAGACAAAGCCCGAAAAAAATCCTATTACGCTCGTCATAACGCGCAAGGAAAGCCGTCAAGCAAGCTGTCCGCAAAGCATTGGTCGCATAAGGTTAAATGGTAATGGAAAGATATAGACGTGCCCTCGCTGAATACATGGCCGAACAACAGCCAGTTCGCATGGCGGAAGGCGGGATCGTGTCCCAAGCTGACTACAACGCTTTCACACAGGCTGTCTATGACCAGATAGCGGCAGGCACCTTGACAACCGACCAGCAAGTTATTGATGCCTTGGCAGGGAGCCTTGGTGTGTTTCTTGACAGGGGCGATGTATTTGAACCTGAAAAGCTTGTTGCCGCAATAGAGTCTGTTGGCTCAAACTTTGGCCAAACGCCAACTGAAATAGCCAACACTATTAGTGTCATCAACCCAGCTTTCTCATCCGCTGGTTATGATTTGCTTTCGCCTGCTGAGCCACCTACACCCGAGCCACCTGCGCCAGACCCAGATCCAGATCCGCCTACGTCTGACCCTACCATAGTAGGTGGCGGTGACAACATTGACATAGGTGGCGGTGGTTCGCCAGTAACTGTTGGTGACGGCTCTGATGTTACTGTGGACGTGCCTGTTCCTGACCCAGAGCCATTAACACTAGCGCAGTCGGATTATGATACATATACACAAAGCGTATTTGATCGTGCAACCGCTGGGCAGATAACACCTGAGCAAATAATTGAAGAGATCTCTAGCGGCTTTTTGGCTCTGCAAGATCAAGGCTATGACGTTGAGGCAGATAAGCTCAAATCTTCCGTGAATACGGTATGGAATAGAAGCTCTACTGGCGCAGATGTAGACTCGGAGATCAACAATGCCTTGTTTTCTCTTGATGAAATCTTGGAGCCAGTTGGACTCGACATAGGTGACTACACATTTATCGAGCCACCAACACCCCCTGTTGAGCCGCCACCTCCTACTGAGCCCGACATACCCGAAGATACAACCTCACTGACAGGGTTAGCTGACACAGTCGTAGCTTTAACGGGTCAGGCGCAGACAACAGGCGATTACACAACGCTTAATCAATTCCTCCAAGATAACAATATCGATACAAATGGCTTACGCTTATTGTTCCCTGATATTTCGGACGTAGACTTCCAGTCTGTTCTTGATGCAGGGGCAACACCATTTGGGTACACACAGCCTGTTGCCGAGCCACCTGTGGTGACGCCGACCGTTGAAGATATACCTGCTGATTTTTACAGCGGGTTTCAGCAGTACTACCAAGGATTGGATTCAGAATCTCGAGGTTCATTGGCTTCAGAGCTTGAAGATTACATAGCCAAAAATGTTGATGTTGGGGATATTCTTGCTAGTGC